CTCTCTAAAGTGAGTGGGCGAACCTCGTGGGTTCGCCCGTCCTTTGCCGTATAGGTGATCCCTTCTACGGAACCGCCTAGTGCTTCCGAAATAGTTCTCATGCTTACCTCTGGGTAACATCAAAGTCTTCGTCGCTGTCAAGTTGACAAGACCACTTCATCGCCCCACGAATAGTCTGATCTATAGAGAAATCGCTGACAATGCCTTTAATGCGGACACGACCAACGGTGTCCCCGACATTGAACTGCGTCCTTCGTGTCAGTACCACATAGGCGTGGTTACCGATGTGCGGGGTTGACTCCTGCGAATAGCAGAACCCGCCAATGCTTATTCGTGCCCTCCGAAGATTGGAGGATACGACCTGACCGGGCGTGCCATACTGCTGATAGCGTTTTTTAAGGTTGTCTGCGAACTGTTGCATTTCAGGGGCTTTCGGGTCTTTCACGGGCGGTACCCATGGAATCGTCAGCCCCTGTTTGAAGTAGATGGAAATGTTCGTGATGTCAATCGTTGGGCTGGTGATCTGAATCTGGTAGGTGTCGGCGTGCAGTTGGCACACAGGGGCCACGACATCGCCATCCCCACCGTATTCCAAAACGGCCAGCCTTCCGACCAGATTTTCAGGCGTGGCCATGTTTCACCATCAACCGGGGATGATGGTTACGGAACCGGAAATTTCCACCGTCGCCTTGTCCTTGACCTGCGTGCTAATCTTCACGCCCGTGATCAAGACGGTGCGACTGGCGGCATTACCCTGACCAACGCCAAAGATGGCTGTGCCATAGGTTCCCTTCAATGGAGCCGAACCCGTGTAGGGGCCGGATGCCGTGAAGGTTCCACCGGGCACGCCCGGGACAACGGCACGGACCGCGCCGTTCAACGGGTATGCGGGATCGACTGTGGTGAAATTGGTCACCTCGACCTCTTCCACATTCTCGTCCAGCGTCCAGCTGTCCATCGCGAAAACGGTTCCGGCGAAGCTGAAGCTCGCCAGTTTGCCAGCGTAGTAGGGCATGGTTCAATCTCCTTGAAAGGGATCAGACATCTTCCAGAACATGGATGTGTAGCGTACCGCCATTCAGGGCTGTAATGGCGACCTGATCGCAGTCAGCGATAAAAAGCTCGGTGCCGTTTGGCATTGTCTCCCCGCTCATAATCATCTGGTTGGCGGCGAGGATAATGGTGTCGCTTGGCGTGGCCCCCATCCTCGGGGTCACGGTGCAGTCCGTTGTAGACCACATAACGACATTTTTAATCTTCTGATGCTTCACCTGCAATGTAGCAAGAAAGTTGCTGGCGTTGTCCGGGTACGCGACCGAGATGTTCACCTGCCCGTCCCCAGTCGCGACAATCTGGCTGGCCGCACCCGGCGCACCGGAGTCGCTGAAGTTGATCGACACATTATGAGAAAACGGCATGTTAACTCTCCCTTATTTCTCTGCTTAAGAAGTTCGCACGCATGTTCGTCACATCCACATTCTGGCGTAGTTCGGTCTGAATGAACGCACCGCCCGGAACCAGTTGCACATCGAACACAGTGTCCACACCAGTGAGCAAAGGTTGATAGATGGCGTTTCGCACCTTCTGGCGCAACCCGAGGTAACTGCCCGGGTCAAGACTCTGGTCACGGTCTCCACGGGAAAACATGGACACGATTACCGGGTACACATAGGTCACGCCACGGGTAAAGTCCTCGTCGCCGATTATTTCTCCGTCTTCGGTAGGTGCGATGACCAGCATCGGGAACGGGTCATTTGGTAGCTGCACGGGACGCTTTCGTAGTGCCACACTCACGGACGGGCTCTCTCCAGTAACCGCCGCCACGAGGCGTGATTTCAGGGCATCCAGAATGTCGTAGTAGTAAGAACTACTCACGGCAGTACTATCTCCTGCTGAACCGTACCAGACTCCGCCTCGGCCTCGATCTGGTACTTGTTGCCCCAGACATCAAGGTTCACGGCCGAAGCCCACCACACAACGCCACGACTGTCCACGATCTTACAGTTCAGCTGCGGCACGAACGTGTTAGTCAACACACTCAGCCCACCGCCGCTTCGCCACAGTAATCTCCCGTCAGCAGACCACTTCAAACCCACACTAACAAAAAGCGGCTTACGCCACATGTGCCATGTCGTGAAGGTGCGGTAGCCTAGCGAACCGTCCCCGAGGTCTGTAAGGATGTTATCAACGCCCTGCATTAGACAATTCTCGACCCGCCTCCACGCACCGTCTGGATTAGTCACCTCGACGGTTTGGAGATTGTCAAATACCAGATAGTCGTCGGATACATCAATGGTCGGCATGTTAGTAAATCTGCGACCTCACCTCTGCCGGTTGGAGGATGCCCGCCATCTTATTCAGGTCGCCAATCTGGCGTAACAACGACTCACGCCACTCCGTGCGACTGACCGACTGACCCCCAACCGAATAGCTCGGCTGAGGGTTCAATGCGTCGGTACTCAGAGCTTGAAGCAGGTTGCCACGCATCACGGAGATGGCGGTAACCTGTTCGGAGATAGTGGACATCAGTTCACCTTGTAAGCGTTTTCGGTTGCCGTGATACCCATCAGCGTATTGTACGCTTTGATAGCTTCTTCTTGCGTGGAAGCCTCAATCGTTACGGATGGACAATACGGTAGCTCAACCGTCCACTTCTTGATTGGTTCTTCAGAGGGCTTGATAACCGCCTCGTGCTGCTCGGGTTTCTTCGCCATTGTAATTACTCCGAACCGAGGACTACATAGCGGGGATCACGAACACCAGCAACGCCCATCCAGCTGGCCTTAATAGCCATAGCGATGTCCTGATTGAACTCCAGAGGGTTGCCTGCTGGGGCTTCCACGATGGTGAGGGGCTTTGCTTCCCTCCAGACGAACGCCTTTTTAAAGTCGCCCAGATAGACCCGCCTGTTGGCGTTTACGGCGGTGACACCGGAGTCCACAAGGGCTTTCAGGGCGTGGGGGCTGGTCAGAATCTGGTAGTTCTGATCCAGTGGGTTGGCCGAAACGGTTTGCTTCGGGTCACCGGAAGTGGCGTAACCGGGTGCGGTCTGGCGCACTTCGGTGGCGTTGAGAATGTTCCTTGCGGTGTACTTCAAGGCGGGCATGACAAGCATTTGCTTCGGTTCGACCATAATCGGATAACCGGAGACCGGATCCGTCATGTTCACGAAGAGTTGCTCAAGCGTGTTCACTGAAGTCCAATCGGAGAGACTATAGCCTGTTAACTTGTTTATCCACGAACCGGTCGTGAGGTAAGTATTCAGGCTGTTGCCGTTCCAGTTGTGGTTGTTGGTGATACCGAGAACGACCTGAAGGATTTTGTACTCCTTTGTCACGGCCAGCATGGTGCCAACCGAACGGGCGGAATCCAGAATCTGCGAGGTAAGGTCGCTGAAAATAGCCTCCATGGTCACGGAGCAAATGCGACCATGCTTCTCGATGCCCGGGTAGTTGATGAACTGACCGGCGAAACTGGTCTGCGGATAAGGCTCCGCTTCCTCCAGCTTCTCGCCGAGATCACGCACATCGGACAGGTACGGCACCTTCTGGGTACCGAGGTTACCGTTGGTCACGGGGATATTAGTGGCCAACTGGTCTCCCAGAAGGGATGCCAGTTCGTACTTCTCACGAATCTCGTTCACGAGTAGTTGACCAGTAATCGCCGTGAACAGCGAGGCAGACACGCCATCCGAGGCCTCTGCGACCCGATTAGTCACGTTGCGTTGGAGGACATCGCTCCAACCCTCACCGATGAACGCCTCCGCCATACGGCGGATGGAGAAGTCTCCCACGCTGATCTTCCGTTCAGCGATGGCATCCTTCAGCGTGTTGACGGTAGCCGCCACGCCGCTCGACTCGCAAACCCTCTTCAGCTTATGCTCAATAGCCATGTGTGTGATCTCCTTGAAGCTTGTCTTGTTTGGTTACTTCGAATAAGGCGTAACTGTGGAGAGCAGTCGAACCTTGATTCTGGTTGGGGTGACCGGGTTCTCCACCACGACGCCAATGGCCCGCACTGCGGTAGGCACCTTTGTGAGGAGCTGATTCTGTAGGGCGTTACCAGAAGCCTTTGCTGGGCCGACAAAGGTTCCCGGCGATACTGGTGCCGCATTGTCGTAATCGAACTCGTACACGCCAGTCGTGTTCACACGAATTGCGTAGTCGGTTGAGTTACCGAAAATGCGGTTGGCATTGGCTGTTCGCTGCTGGCCGGACACGCCGAGGAAACTTGCGACAAAGTTCGTCTGCGTTGTGGCGATGTCGGTCGTCCACTGGAAGGCGGACGCTGGCTGAATGGGCGGTATTGCGCCTGCCCCGGAGCTGTCAAGCTGGGCGATCAAGTCACCCACCTCAATGGCGTTGGCCAGTCCGTTGAACCCGGTTATTACCGGATTGGTGTCGCCGTAAAGATACTGAACAATAGCCATATTAACCTCCAGTTGGATTAGGAACGAAGGGCCTTCACAAGGGAATCAACGGTAAGTTCGCCACCCGTGGCAACCGCACTGATGGGATTCTCTCCACGGAAGATCACACGACGACGATCCTCGATGAGAGTTTTCCAATTCTTCTTTTCGCTGTCGGCAAGCACGCCGACGAACGATTCGGTCACGGCGTAGGTCGGGAGGACATCGCAAGCCTTCCTTGCCTCACGAACCAGTTGCTCACGTTTGTCTCGAAGGCGATAAGTCTCCACCTCCTCGATTAGCCTGCGCATTGCCGGGTTCTTGCGGAGCCGAACGGACTCGGTCACGGGTTCTTCTTTCTTGTCATCCTCGTCCTTCGGAGTGTCCTCGGCTTCACCCAGAGGCAGCTCGCCACCCTCCTCGTCCCCACTGGAAGCGAGGGAGATAAGCTCCTGAATGGCCGCAATCTTTGCGGCATCATCCATCGTGCTATCGGAGAGAATTGCAGATAGTTCTTCTGTACCCATATCGGACTCCTTTGCCATTGACTCAGAGAAAATGTAAACCTCACCCTTCTCACCATCCCACTCACCGACACCTCGGCCGTTTTTGTCGAGGGCGGTCGCAATGTCCTTGTCGCCGTCAATCTTCACGGCACCCGCAGACTTCACCGCAGTTCTCCACCCGCCGTAGGTGTTCATGAACTTCACCTTGTGATTCGGCATTGCCTCAGCCTTCATGGTTTTCATGGTTTTCTCTTCGCCCTTGAGTTTTTTATTTCGGTAACTGCCCTCCCAGACATCTCGCAATACGGCAGCAAACTTCTCCGAGGCGGAGGTTATACCTGACGCAATGTCGTTTAATTGCGAGAACAACCTCGGTTCAACGGTGTCCTTGAAGACCGTATTTTGTTTCTTAAGTGTCGCTGCCACACGCCGTAGGGTTCCGAGATTCTCCTCCAGAGCTTCCACCCATGCGGCATCAATCTGGGTGCCACCGATTTTATATCCCTCAGTGCGAGTCTTTGTGCCCATACGGCTCTCCAGTCGTTTTGCAATCTCGTCAAAGAAATCCGCCTCGGAGACGCTATTGGTCTTACTGGTCTTACTGGCCTTACTGGGCTTGTCCACACTCTCCATTAAGCCCTTCGTGGTCGCCGGATTGGCAACGAGGTCAACCGACTCAACCTTTGCGATGTCCGTCACTTCCTCAACTCCTTCCGGTGTCCACTTTGATTTCACCTGTGCCATGTGCGACAGCCCAACGGCCTTCTGGTCGTTCTCGGCCCACCACTCAAGGCTCTTAGCATCCTTGTGATGGGGATTATAAACCAGATCACCGTACACGCCATCCGCCTCGCAACGCACATTCACCACACGACCAATGCGGTCGCTGTAACTGCGACCTTCGTCGCCCAGCTTGTGGTTGATGTTCACAAGCGCACCTTCGTACAGTTTGTAACACCTCTCCAAAACAGAGATGGGATAGACACGACCGTTCAAAGACTCCGTGCCAATCACCTTCACGCCACGAATCACGTTCGACCCCTCGGCCTTATCTTCTGTGACGGTTCGGGTAGTCTGGGATGGCATGCTAGCC